GAAAAAGTGAACTAGGTTCAGTAACAGTAACAATATCTTAAGGAGAAACAAAATGGCTTATAAATCAGGTGCTGACGGCGTTGCTAAAAAAGGTAAAACCGAAGGCCATAATTTAGGTGATACAGGATCAAGCGTAGAAATTAAAAAAGGTCCTATACATGCAGGTTCAAAAGGTGGCAAAACCAATGTTGATATGAAAAGTATGGGCAGAGGTTTAGCTAAAATTGCAGCACAGAAAAAAGGATAATTATCATGGCAGAATATAAACAACCTATCATTGTACCTAATGGTGAGATCTATCTTAAAGAAGATCCTAATAAACTAACAGCACAACAACTTAATAAGAAAACAGGTACACAACGTGTAAGCGCAGGTGACCCCGGATGTAAAGATATGAATAGACATGGTGAAACACAAATCCGTGGTTGTGGTGCAGCTATAAAAGGAACTAAAGCTAGAGGTCCAATGGCGTAATTATGGCTTTAACTTATTCTCAACTTGTTGTTCAAATACAGGACTATACAGAAAACACGTTTCCGACAGTGGATATAAATAACTTTATCCGTCAAGCAGAACAACGTATTCTTAATACTGTACAACTACCTGCAATACGTAAAAATGTAACGGGTACAGCTTCACTTGGGAACAAATACCTTGCTATGCCTACAGATTGGTTAGCTACATTTAGCTTAGCGGTTATTAATAGCGCAAATGAGTATACTTATCTTTTAAACAAAGATGTAAATTTTATTAGACAATCGTTTCCTGACACTGATTCAGCTTTTTATGATCAACCTCAATACTATGCTGTATTTAATGATACATCATTTATACTAGGCCCAACACCTGACATAAATTACACAATGGAGCTACATTATTTTTATTATCCTGAATCTATTGTAACTGCAGGTACATCTTGGCTTGGTAATAACTTTGACTCAGCTCTTCTTTATGGCTCTTTATTAGAAGCCTACACTTATATGAAAGGTGAAAAAGATGTGCTTGATAACTATAGAGCTCGATATGATGAATCAATGTTATTACTCAAACAACTTGGCGATGGCAAAAATAGACAAGATGCTTATAGATCAGGGCAAGTAAGATATCCTGTTCAGTAAAGGATAACAAGTGGCTTTATCACAAACACTAACAACGAGTTTTAAAGTTGAAATCTTAGATGGCATTCATAACTTTGGTGTGGGTGTAACACGTGCAACTACTGCAGCAGATACATTTAAAATTGCACTTTATACAGCAACAGCAACATTAAATGCAACGACGACTGTATATGATACAACAGATGAAATTACAGGGACAGGCTACACTGCTGGGGGTAACACACTTACTATATCTCAAGTTCCTACTTCAACAAATACTGAAACTATAGCATGGTTAAACTTTGCAGATTCTAGTTGGTCTAGTGCTACTTTTTCAGCAGCAGGTGCTTTAATATATAATAGCACTCAAGGTAATAAAGCAGTAGCAGTACTAGATTTTGGTGGCACTAAAACAACTACTAATCAAACATTTACAGTAACATTTCCAGCGTCTGCATCAAACGCTGCACTTATAAGGATATCATAAATGACAACAGTATCTTCTGTATTTTCAGAAGCACCGCAAGTAAAAGTAAGTAATGTAAGACCGTTAGAAAAAGATTTATATAAGATGATGTGGGACAGACCAGAATATAGAGCTGTTGCTCCTGGTGAACACATAGCACACGAATTTTTAAGACAAGCTAAACCACCTAAAGGTGCATCAATACTAGACTTAATGTGACCATGGTTGACTTCGCAGATAATTGTTTAGACGAAGATATTCGACCAATGTTAGAAACACAGAAGCATGCATTAAGATTTGTAGAGGCAGATTTATCTGAACCTTTACCTGTCAAAGCAGCTTATGGTTTTTGTACCGATGTGATGGAGCATATTAGACCTCATCATGTAGATAGGGTTTTAGATAATTGTTTGACTGCTTGTCAGCATGTTTTCTTTCAAATTGCAACTGAAGATGACAAAATGGGTAAGCTAGTAGGACATAAGTTACATTTAAGTGTACATCCTTACGAATGGTGGTTAAAAAAATTTATTGATCGTGATTGTGTTATTCATTGGTCTAAAGAAGAAAAAGGGTATTGTTTATTTTATGTAAGTGCATGGATTAAAGGTGAAGATGTAGTTGATGCAGGGGTAATTAATACGGACGAAGAAACGATTAAGGCCAATGTAGAATTTAATATACAAAGAGGGTTTATGCAAGTACAACCTCACCCAACCAACGACCAAGAAGTAATGATTGTAGGTGGTGGCCCTTCATTAAATGAACACCTTGAAACTATTAGACAAAAGAGGGCTGATGGTGTTAAACTAATCACAATTAATGGAGCCTATAAATGGTGCCTTGACAATGGATTAACGCCTTCTGCTATGGTTATGGTAGATGCAAGACCATTTAATGCACGATTTACTCAACCTGTGGTAGATCATTGTAAGTATTTTATTGCTTCTCAATGTGATCCTACTACGTTTGATGGGTTACCAAAAGACAGAACTTATATATGGCACACAAGTACGGAATTACTTAATGGCATATTGTCTAAACAATATAAAACATGGTATCCAGTTCCAGGAGGGTCAACAGTCCTTTTAAGAACTATACCTTTATTTAGAATGTTAGGTTTTAAACAGTTTCACCTTTTTGGATGTGATTCTTGTTTAGATGAAAATGAAGTTCACCATGCATATGAACAGAAAGAAAATGATGGACAGCTAATCATACCTGTAAACGTGGGCGGGAAAATATTTAGCTGCAATTCGTGGATGATATCCCAAGCACAAGAGTTTATTGATTTAATTCGCATGTTAGGGAATGAAATTGAACTAAACGTTTACGGCGGATTACTCCGTCATATTTTAGAAACAGGCGCTTCATACGCCGATATAAAGGAGATTTAATATGGCTGCTTCAGCATGGCAATTATATAATAAAGCCAAACAACATATAGGTAACGGAACTATTACATTAGGTGCCGGCGTATTTAAAATGTTATTAGCAACAAGTGCAAGTAATGCTTCTACTTTTACGCTAAGCACATATGCGTCAATAACTAATGAAATTGCTGCTACCGGCGGTTATACAACAGGTGGTAAAAACTTAGTACCAGCAACTGCTCAATGGACAGTAGGGGCTTCAGCAAAACAATATAAGTTTACAATGACTACAGCAGGTTTGGCATTTACAGCTTCTGGTGCTTCATTGACTAATATTAAATATGCAGTCATTCGTAATTCAACTGGCGCTGGCGCTGGTAAGTTATTATGTTTCTGCCAATTATCATCTAGTCAATTTACTGTTACATCACCAAATACATTGACAGTTTTACCCGCTGCTACTGGCATCTTTACTTTAGCTTAATATAAAAGTTAGGGTAAGGTAAATGTTTGCGGGGGGAAGTTTTTCCGAATCAGCCTTTTCGGCTCTCGGAATTATTGACACGGCTATTACTCCTGCAGTAGGGGTTGTAGTAGTAACAGGAATTGCATCTAATGTAGTAAGTGGTAAGATAATAACCCCTACGGTAGGAAACGTAACTATAACAGGTGTAGCACCTAGTTTATTATCTACTAGAATTATTACACCATTAGTGGGTAGTGTGTCTATAACGGGCGCAGCACCTATTGTTGGACAAGATAGAATCATTACGCCGTCTGTTGGTAACATAAATATAGTAGGGCGAGTCAGCGTTGCACTTGTAGGTAAGTTAGTAATTACAGCGGCAGGTAGCGTGTCAATTACAGGTTCTCCGCCCGCACAAATTTTAACTGTAACACCAGCGGCAAATAATTTATTATTTACTGGACACGCACCTCAAGCAGTACCAGGTAAATTCTCTCAACCGGAAACCGGTACTGTAACAATAACAGGCATAGCTCCTAAAACAAATAGCGGTAGAATACCAGGTGTTGGAACTATCAACATTGTAGGCGTAGCACCTACTGTAGCAAGTGGTAAAATAATAACACCATCAGGTGGCGCCGTATTAGTAGGATCCGCACCAAGCGTAGTTGCACAAGGAAATATAGTTACACCAAGCGTAGGTTCTATAAATATAGTAGGCATAGCCCCTACAGTGCTTGCAGGAAAAGTAATTACACCATCAGTGCGCGCATTAACATTAGTAGGCGGTACAGCTACACTAAGTAATCCAAACTGGGGTATAATAAACACATCACAAACACCAGATTGGGTGTTAATAGCAGCGTAAAGGAAAATATATGGCATTAATTGTTAAAGATAGAGTGCAAGAAACTTCTACTACTACAGGAACAGGCACGTTTACGCTTCTTGGTGCAGTTACAGGCTTTCAATCATTTTCTGTTATTGGCAATAGCAACACTACTTACTATGCTATTGTATTGGGTTCAGAGTTTGAAGTAGGCATAGGCACTTATACATCTTCAGGAACTACTTTATCTCGTGATACTGTATTGTCTTCTTCTAATAGTGGTTCTTTAGTAAATTTTAGTGCAGGTACTAAAAGTGTATTTGTCACTTATCCTGCTGAAAAAGCTATTTATGATGATGCTGCTGGTAATGTCATAGCACTAGGCACTCCAGCATCTGTAACACTTACAAATGCAACAGGTCTTCCACTATCAACAGGTGTAACAGGCACATTACCAATAGCTAATGGTGGAACAGGCACAACTTCCACTACATTTACAAACTTAACGTCAAACGTAACAGGCACATTACCTGTAACTAACGGTGGAACAGGTGTAACATCTTCTACAGGGACAACTTCAGTTGTATTATCTAATTCACCTACATTAGTAACACCAACTTTAGGTGTAGCTTCAGCAACTTCTATTAACAAAGTGGCTCTTA